AATTCAAAGTTTTTCTATTATATAACAGACAAACTAACTATGATACAAGCAATAACAGAAACAGAAATAAAGATATATGTTCAAACTGAGGACAATCGTATAGACACTTCTGTAGCTTCTACTCAAATAAGGCACTTAGTTAAATTCACAAACGACATGGATAAGTCTGTTTATTATGCTTATGGTAATACTGAGATTATAAAAAATAGATATACTAATATTAATATATCTTACGGAACAACACCTAACATTTATACAGGAGTTATTAAGCTTTTTCCTGCAGGATATTATAAGTACGAAATTTACGAGGTTAGTTGGACAGGAACAGTAACTGTTAGTTTAGGAAACGCACCTGCAACAGAAGATGATGTTTTAACTCCTGCTGCTTCTACTAAGGGAATAGTGCAAGGGCTTGTAACTAAAGGCAAGATGAACTTATCAGAAAAAGACGGAACTCAGCAAGTTCAATACACTCAAAGGCAAGAGCCGAGTGGAACAAATTATATATATTACGGACAATAAAATAAAACAAAATGATAGAAAATGTACAACAATTATTAACAGAGCAACTAGGTAAAAATGGTAGCACAGAAGTTTTCACTACAGCAGCTCAAACAAGTAAAGATTGGTATTGTATTTATTTCCCTGTTGAAAGTGTAGTAGCTTCAATAGCAGCAGCAGACGCAACAGGGGAAACTGCTTTACAGACTACTTTACCTGCAGGAACAACTCTTTTTATGAATGTAACTGCAATTACTCTTACAAGTGGAATTGGAATAGGGTATCACGAAGGAGTAACTACATAAGACATGTTAGCACTAAAATTAGGATTAAGTTTAAATAATTTAAAATCTTCTTCAGGAGGGTGGACACCTAACTCTGACGGTTCAGTTGTTGCTTGGTATCAATACGACACCGATATTGTTTTCGACCCAAGCACAAATCTTGTTAGTGCTTGGAATGATAGTGCTAATAATCACGATATGGTACAAGCAACTGTAAGTGAACAGCCGTTTAATTTTCCCGGTGCTATTGCAGGTATCATATTTGATGGAACTAACGACAATTTACAAACAACTGTTCAAATAAGTTTATCAGGAGCATTTACTGTTGGTATAAAATGCAAGATTGATGCAACAGGAAAAGTGTTAATAGCAGACAACACTACTAACAATGAAATGTTTAAGATTACTTCATCAAACAATTTAAGAGTTAGGGTTGATGCAAATACTGCTGATTTAACACTTTCTTCAGGTACTTTTGGTGATGGCTACATTGTAGTTACAAGAGATGCTTCAAATAACATGGGCTTGTGGCATAATGGAGTAGACCAAAGTGTGTCAGAAACACTATCAGGCACAGCAGACATAGATGCAATAGGAGTTAGGAGTTCTGATTTAAACCCTTTTGATGGTACTATGTATGAAATAGCAATTTTTAGTTCTGAAAGTACAGCACTTACGGCTAATGTAAACAATAGATTTTCAACTTTATAAATATGAAAGATAAAATTTTAAGCATAAACTTAGAAACTTCAACTGCACCAATAGTACAGGAAGTAAGAGGTCGTGATTACATAGAGTACGGAACGGAAGATTGGAAAAACCTCTATCCTCAGTTTTTAATTGACCTGTATTACAACAGTTCCACACACGCTGCAATTGTTAATCAAACAGCTGAAATGATATCAGGTGAAGACTTAGTAGCTGAAGAAGAAGACGCTATAAATTTAGAGTCTTACGTTAAGCTAAAGAAGTTTCTAAGACACGCTAATTCTAATGAAAGTTTACACCAAGTAATAAAGAAAGTAGCTTTTGATTTTAAACTTCAAGGGGGGTACGCAATACACGTTGTATGGAATAGAGAAAGAACAGAAATAGCAGAGGTCTATCACGTACCTGTAGAGCGTGTAAGGGCAGGAAGACCAAACGAGATGGGCAAGGTAGACACATTCTTTATAAGTGCTGATTGGGGAAACACTAGGACTAATAAGCCTTATCCTATTGCTGCTTTTAATGTGAACGATAGAACTTCAGGTAGTCAGTTAATATACTCAGGCGCTTACAGTCCTAATATGGACGTTTACCATACACCTGATTACATAGCAGGTTGCAATTGGGCTTTAGTAGACCAAAAGGTTGCTGAGTTCCACCTCAACAATATAGAGAATGGTTTTGCAGGTTCTTACTTTGTCAGCTTTGCTAATGGAATACCAACTGCTGAAGAAAGAAGACAGATAGAACAAAGTTTAGTAGATAAATTCACAGGAGCATCTAACAGTGGGAAGTTTGTATTGACGTTCTCAGATGATAAGACTAGAGTTCCTGAAATAACTCCTATTAGTGTTTCTGATGCTGACAAACAATATTTAGCCTTACAAGAGCTTTTAGTTTCAAATATTTGTGCAGCACACAGAATTACATCTAAGACCTTAATGGGTATTGATACAGCTAACGGCTTTTCTAGTAATGCTGATGAATTAATAAACGCAGCAAATTTCTATCAAAATACAGTTGTAAGAGGGTTTCAATTAAATATCTTAAACACTTTACAGACTATTTTCTCAGTAAACAATATGGACTTGCCTGTTGAGTTTGTACAGCTTAAACCTATTACAGTACAATTTGACTCAAAGACTATTAGAGAGGTTATGACAATTGATGAAATAAGAGCTGACTTGGGACTTGAACCCTTAGGAGATGAAGATACAGTAGAACAAGACGTTAAGCTAGCTAAGGTTGGAAGTATGATTAATGACGGAAAAGAGCTTCCTTTATTTGACACTATAGAAGAAGCAGAGGAAGAAGCAAAAAGGATTGGTTGTAGTGGTACGCACACTCATACGCAAGACGGTAAAGAATACTATATGCCCTGTGAAAACCACGAACAAATAACGTCTTTAAAAAAATGTAATTGCTCAGAAAAAACAGAGCTTGAAAGTTTTATTGAAGAGTTTGGTGAAGATATTTCTGAAGATTGGGAATTAATAGAAGAAGAAATAGTAGATGGAGAACACCAAGACTTTGACTTTGAAAATGAGCTTAATAATATAGTTAACGACAAAACAGAATTAGCTTCAACAGGAACAGCTAGACCTAACGCAAGAAGCAAGCAAGACGGAACAAATAAATCTGACAATGAATTTTACAAAGTTAGATATGTTTACACTAAAGATAATTTCCTAAGTCAAGAAGGAAGTACAAGAGAATTTTGCAACATAATGATGTCAGCTAGAAAAGTTTACAGAAAAGAGGATATTTTACAAATGGGTAATAGGGCTGTAAATGCAGGGTGGGGGGCTCGTGGTGCTGCTACATATTCTATATGGCTTTACAAAGGAGGTGGTAACTGCCATCACTTTTGGTTAAGACAAATCTACAAAACATCTTTAAGAGGAGCTAAGAGTAACATCAAGCCAAGCGAAGCAATTTCTTACACTAAAGCCTTGTCAGAAGGATTTACAGCAGAAAGAAACGATAAGCTAGTAGCAAGACCACCAAAAAGAATGAAGAATAACGGATTTTTAGAACCAAGATAATTATGTCATACGTATTATTTATATCAGAAGCAAAGCTAAAAGATAGCACAGCAATCAACTTAAATGTAGACCCTCAAATCCTATTGCCTTATGTGTTACAGGCACAAAGAATTTATATTGAACCTAAACTAGGAACTACACTTTACGAAAAATTAGAAAGTTTAATTACAGCAGGTACAATAGGAAACGTAGGTAATGAAGCATACAAGACTTTAGTTGATGAGTATATAGGCGATTGTTTGCCCTCGTTTGCGTTTCATATGTGCATACCCTACCTAAGATTTAAAACGGAAAACGGTAACATCTATTCTAAGACTTCAGAGACAGGAAACGCTTTAAGCACAGAAGAAGCTCAACATTTAAGGGAAGAGGTGAGGAACAACGCTGAATATTTTTTAGAAAGAATGATTTCGTATATTACTAACAATATAAGTCTTTTTCCTGAATACAATACAAATAGTGGTGCTGATATTTCACCTGACCAAAATGCGTATTACAATGGTATGAACCTTGAAAGACCAATGAGGCAGGGAACTAAACTTACATTGAGAAACTTTTTAAACGCTTCTGATTACTCATAATGAAAAGACACTATAAACCGAAAACTAAAAATGTTACTAAGTTAAAGACTTACTTAGATAA